TTGTATTGGTTAATGTTCCAATGGTTGCAGTTGTATTGTTTAATGTATTGATCGATGTATTTGTTAATGATGCATTGGATGCATTAATTAACTGTCCTGTAATTATAGTACTTGCATTTTGCAATGTTCCAAAATTAAGGGTTGTATTGGTTAATGTTCCAATGGTTGCAGTTGTATTGTTTAATGTATTGATCGATGTATTTGTTAATGATGCATTGGATGCATTAATTAACTGTCCTGTAATTATAGTACTTGCATTTTGCAATGTACCAAAATTAAGGGTTGTATTGGTTAATGTTCCAATGGTTGCAGTTGTATTCATTAATGTATTGATCGATGTATTTCTTAATGATGCATTGGATGCATTAATTAACTGTCCTGTAATTATAGTACTTGCATTTTGCAATGTTCCAAAATTAAGGGTTGTATTGGTTAATGTTCCAATGATTGCAGTTGTATTGTTTAATGTATTGATCGATGTATTTGTTAATGATGCATTGGATGCATTAATTAACTGTCCAGTTATATTTGTTTTTTCACTTAAAATAGTTCCAAAGTTCAATGTATTTATAGATGTGTTTATAAATGATGCATTCGTAGTGTTAATTAATGAATTTGTAATTGTCATACTTCCATTTGCAATTGTTGTAAAAGATACATCAGTAATTACTGCTTTTGATACATTCATATTTGAAAGATTACTTGTTGCAAAAGCATTAATACCGCTATAAAAAATACTCATATAATTAAATAGATATTAAAAAATAACAATAAGTATTATATAAGTATTATAATATTATCATTATAAAAACAAATATAAAACTATTTCAGATTATGTTATAAATGAGTGCACTAATGACAATGCCGTCAGTAAAGGTTCTCCGTCTTTGTGTTGATCCTGAATTGGTTGAATACTATCAAAATAAGAGTAATGAACATAACGAATCTTTATCAGGGTCCCATCCTAATTCAGGTTTTGATCTGGCTGCACCACTTTCACTTCAGGCAGAACCAGATTCAATTGTTAAAGTCGATTTCAAGATTCAGGGTGCTATGTATGAAGATGATAGTCCGATTGGTTATTATTTGTATGCACGATCATCTGTTGTAAAAACTGGATTCCGTCTTGCAAATAGTGTTGGTATTATTGACAGTGGATACCGCGGAAATCTTATGGCGTATTTTGATGTCATTAAAAATGATCGAATTGATGTATACCAAAGACTAGTTCAAATTTGTGCACCAGATCTTCGTCCATTCAAGGTTGAAATTGTAGATTCACTTGATGAAACTGAACGTGGACAAGGCGGGTTTGGCTCAACTGGAGTCTAAACGGCGATTGGAAGGTATAAATTGAATATTAAAAGTTGATTTTCTTCTACATTTTTTACTTTTTTTATAGTTTTCGGAACATGGATATAATTGCACACGTTTTATTTGTCTTGCAATATGCCTACATACACATTCACAATCATTTGTAAAGTTTTCTCCAATACTTACTTCTTCATTATAATAATTTGTTGGGCGATTATGACCATGTTTACTACAACAACAACATTTAGTGCACTGTCTAAACAAATCTTTCATTATCTCTTCATCCACTCCATAACTAAGAAATTCATACATACATTGAACATATCTTATTCTAAGTAAATAAATATAATCTTCATGTAATAAATTCATATTATATTCTAGTAATCCAGTTCCAGTATAGTTCGTTATTTGATGACAAATTTCTTTCATATTTTCTTTATATTCTGGATATCCAAAAGAACATATAAGAGTCATTACTTCTGATGGAAGACCTTTAAATGTTTTGATATCAAAGATTGTTTTTTGCAGGTTCATTTTAAATATTTATATTTTATTATATATTATTCAATTTTATAATGAGCTGTCCATATAAAAATGCTTTAGGAGTTCCTGGTCAAGGAAATCATTTTCATGTATTTGGGATTGCAATTGTTGATGTTATTATGACTATAGTAGGTGGTGCACTACTTGCTTATATATTTAAGTGGAGTTATTTATGGACTATACTCATTTTATTCATACTAGGTATTATATTACATCGTTTATTTTGTGTAAAAACAACAGTAGATATATTATTTTTTGGTTCATAAAAATTGAATCTATTTTATTATCATTCATAATAATAAAAATGGATCATTATCGTGAACCGGAGGTGTGGTATAAACCAGATCTTGAAGCAAAACTTGAATCAAAATTCAATATGTATGAACGACAAATCGATCAACTCTTTGATTTTAGTTATCGATCAAAAGATGATATTAAAATATTATTTAAAAGATGTGATGATATGATAAAACTATTGGATACGATTGAATCACAATACAAGGATGGAAAAATAAATGAATTAAGATTATGTATTCAAAATTATTATCATCTTGAATTGGAAAATAAACATCGAATGGAGTATATAGAATGTTATCAGTTTCAATTATTTATTGTCATAATCATTATTACAGTGTACCTGATTTGTCTGAGATTTTCGTATGTATAAGATTTTCATTTGTATAAGATAAAAATAAAATTGAATACATTTTTATTTTTATTAGGTATTCAAAAATGGCAGTAGTACCAAACGTTGAACTAATGGCAATCGTAGTACCAAACGTTGAACTAATGGCAAACGTAGTACCAATCGTAGTACCAAACGTTGAACCAAATGTAGTTCAAGATATTGTAGAGCCAGAGTCAGATCTAGATTTGTTTACATATGATTTTCATCATTTATTAGCAAAAGGAAATGAATCTCATATATTATGGCTTTTAATCACATGCCTAATGCGTAATATTGTCAGACGTTTTGATGCAGTCATATTTGGTGGTGCTGTGCGTGATTATATTCGTCATTCATGGGCAACTCGCGAATTTTATAAAGTATCTAACAAATACAATGATCCTATATATCCTGAATTTAATGATCGCTTTCTTATTCCAAAAGATATTGATTTATTTATAACTTATCCAGCTTTTCGAACTTTCAAAAATTATTTATCTAAAAGAGGATTTTATTACAAAGAAGAAAAAAATTTTGATTTAGCCTATATTAATCCTCTATTGAATCAAGGTGATTATAAATTAATCAAGGCTGAAATTATTTATTTTGATAAAGTGAATAAAAAAACATATCCTATATTATTAGACATCATATTATGTCATACTTTGGCTATACCTCAGATGGATACAGATTTTAGTGTAAATAAATTATTAATGACACACGAGGGCATCGTTTCATGCTCATCTGAATGGAAATACGCTGAAATAGAAAAACATATACATAATAAAGAAGCATTCTGTAATTCAACTGTTTCACATAAACGCTATGAAAAATTAAATGCAAAGGGTTGGAAAGTTACAATGAATTATTCCACATTTATATTTAAATTACGCGTGAATGAAGAAGAAGAAACGTGTGTTATTTGTCTCGATACATTAAAAGTAGGCGAATTAGAAGTTTTGCCAAAATTATGCAAATGTAAATATTCTTACTGTAAAGATTGTATTAAATATACTTTAAAAAGTTCACAATGTTTAATGTGTAAAATCAATATGTGTGCCAATAAAAAAGAATGCGATATAAAAATGTATGAAAAATATCACATATTGAATGAATAACTTATGAAATGGCTTAATAAGATGTCCCTATTTTTTATTAATGGCGATCTCTGATAAAATACTTAGTAAAAGTGTTCGACCTATGTTAGCAGTTGAACTGGATAAAGACAAGATTGCAACAAATACTTATTTTGTTCAACCCAAATTGGATGGTATTCGATGCATGATATATCAGAGCATAAGCGACCAAAGCGTAAGCGAAGGCAAAAATGAAATTGTATTTCAATCGAGACAAAATAAATTATTTGAACCATTTGTTCATCTTTTACCTGAATTACAAAAAATATTCAAGGATTATCCTGATATAATATTGGATGGTGAATTATATTGTCATGGGTTAAGTTTTGAACAAGTCACAAGTATGGTGAGACGAGCAAAAGTAAGACATCCTGATGTTGAAAAAATTAATTATGTGATTTATGATTGTATTGGGACTGATAATTATATTACACGAACTAATTGTATTTGTAGAATTGCTATGAAACATGTATTTTTTATTGAGACAATTGAAGTCACTACTATGAAACAAATCGAGGATGCACATACTCATTATACTGGATTAGGTTATGAAGGAGTTATGATTCGATCCAATGGTCCTTATAAACATGGTCGTTCCAAAGATTTATTGAAATATAAAAAATTCAAAGATAGTGAATATCTAGTTGTTGGTCACACAGAAGGTACGGGTGCACATGCTGGAACAGCTATTTTTGTATGCAATAATGGTAAAGATAATTTATTTAATGTTGTCATGAATGGTCCACTTGAAAAAAGAAGAGAGATGCTGAAACATGTGGGTGATTATTATGGCAAGTATTTGACCGTAAAATATCAGGAACTTTCTGTGGATGGTATTCCACGATTTCCCATTGGATTAGGTTTTAGGATTGATTAAAAAATTGATTACATTTTTACTGAATACATGAGTGATAAAGAATGAGTACTATCATCAACATCGAGGGCAATATTGGATGCGGTAAAAGCACATTTATTGCACGATTGAAAGAAGAATTCAAAGATAATAATCAGATTTGTATACTTCCTGAACCAGTTGAAGAATGGTTGAAAATAAAAGATAAAGAAGGAAATATTTTGCAACATTATTATAAGGATCAAAAAGCATACGCGTTCGCATTTCAAATGATGGCTTACATTTCTCGGTTGGCTATTTTAAAAGAGGCTATTGACTGGGGATATAAATATATTATTACAGAGCGATGTCTTGAAACAGACAAACATATTTTCTGTCAAATGCTATATGATGATGGATTTATTAATCCAATTGAATTTCAGATTTATAATAAATGGTTTGATACATTTATTACAAAACATGTATATAAAACAATTTATTTGAGATGTGATCCAGCAATTGCACATGAACGTGTACAAATTCGGTCACGAATGGAAGAAACAATCTCATTAGACTATTTACAAAAATGCCATCATTATCATGATAAATGGATGCAACAAATATGGAGTGAATATCGTAGTTGTATTACGATTGATGCAAATGTGGATATGAATATGAATCCAGATACAATTCAAGAATGGGTTGATATTGTGAAAAAAATGGTAAGACATGATTATATTGATTTATAATCATAATGTTGTACCAATTAAATTTATAAATATTTGATTCATAGCTCTTGTCTCCATAGCGTTCTGTATTTTTGTTTTTTGCGATTCATAAATTGTATAATCCATATTTTCAAAAAATCCAATATATCCGCACCAATTTTTTGGAGTATTTAAACGAATAATTTTTTTAAAATTATATTTAACATTTTCATATCCATCATAAACCGCTTTGAATTTATTATTTCCGCGTTGAATATAATATGTTTGACCTTTAACCAAATGACCTAGCTGGATTTTTTTCATGTTTTGTTAGAATAACATGGATAAATTATGGTTCAATTTTTAGATAATCTTTAAAAATATTTTAAACCATAAAAAATTCTGACTTAATTGATGACTTAATTGTTAAAATGAACTAATATATTTCTGTTCCAATTATTTCCATCATTATTTTATTCATAGCTCTTGTCTCCATAGCGGTCTGTATTTTTGTTTTTTCTTCTTTGTATATTTTGAAATGCATGTATTCATATCTATCAATATAACCAACCCAAGTTAATGGTGTGTTCAATCGAATTATTTTTTTAAAATAATATTTACCTTTTTCATATTTATCATAAACTGCCTTAAATTTGTAATTTCGAGTTTGAACATAATATATCTCTCCTTCGACAATATTATTAAGATTAGTTAACTTCATTTTGTTATAGAATTATTTATTGATTGTGATTCAATTTTTTGATTCCATATACTTATGGAGTGGTATTTTTGTTTTTCCAATAACAACATGACATTGTTTTATTAATTGATATAATGTTTTCAAATTTTCTGGATAATGTTCAATAATATTATAATTGATTTTGTAATTATCATTGTTTTCTATTATTTCTATATCAAAAATATGCTCTGTATTACATTTATAATTTTTTCGAATATATGCATATAATAAATTTAAACATTTATTTTTAAAACAATTTTCTTCTCCAATATTTATTGTAGCCCAATTTCTGAAATGTTCTTTTAACTGTGGATATCTAACTAATTTTCCTTCACTTTTTTTAATATAATGTAATGCATAATGTTCTAACATCTCATCTCCAAATATATGAGAATCTATGGATAATACAATATTTATAATATGAACTAAATTATGTGAACTATAATTTTCATATTTGTATTCTTTTGTGTTATGATTTACTTGAATATAACATTTATTAAACGTTATATTACTAACTTTGTAACGAAATAATATATCAAATATGTTATTATTTACTTTATCAATGAATTCCTTTTCTTTTTCTAAAACTATATCTATTTGATCTGGTTGATTCTCTTCTATATTATTGAATATAACTTTTAATTCTTCAATTGTAATTTTGAAAAATTCTCTATGTGGATTGACTCTTTTATCAGAAAGTACTGCATGAATCTTTTTTTCTATTTCTTTACAATTATTTACTTTTTTCTGAATTTCTATAACATATGGTAATGGCGGTTTAAATGTATCTGGCAAATTTGCTTCTGCAAGTCTTTCTTCTGGATTTCTTTCTGTCATACCTATTTTAATTAATCCAGGCATTGATTCATTTGAAAAAGCATATACGTAACCCATAGTAGTATATGTATTATATTTTTATATTGTGTTGCATAATGTTTTTTTAATTAAAAAAATGTTGACTAATTGTTGACTTTCTAACAAAAAAATGTTGACTAAAATTTTTTTATTATTGTAAATTAGTAATATGTACAAAAAAAACACATGTAAACAATAACAAAAAAATAATTTGCAACATGGTGTTGTTGTTTTTTTAGTATCTATGCTAATTAATTATGATAAACCGTCTTGTTGTTTTATAATAAAAAATCATAAAATGTTTACCAAAATAATTATAAGGGGAAATCTGTTTTTATTTTTTTGAAATAAAATAAAAATAAAAAATAAAAAATAAAAAATAAAAAAATAAAAAATAAAAAAATAAAAAATAAAAAAATAAAAAATAAAAAAATAAAAAATAAAAAATAAAAAATAAAAAAATAAAAAATAAAAAAATAAAAAAAAATAAAATAAAAAAAATTCCCTCATTATTTTTTTCAATGAATAAACAACATTTAAAAAAACAACATTGAACACATAATAAAAAATATTTATAATAATAAATAAAACATTATTGAATATTTGATTTATTATTTACATTATAACATGTTATATAAAATAAAATAAAAATAATATGTGGCATTTAACTAATAAATTAGTCAACATTTTTAAAATAAAGTCAATAAAAAGTCAACATAAATAATACATAAAATAACCACATCTATTATGCATATATTATATTAATTATGACGTATATTATGTTATGTAAAATAAAATAAAATGAAAAAAAAGAACATTATATATTTAGTAATTAAAAATAATAAATATATAATTACAATGACACAATATGAATGTAAAACATGTTCATTTATTACAAATCATAGAACTAATTATAAAAAACATTTATTGACTGATAAGCACAATCGAAAAGAAAGAGAAATGGAAAAAATTCAACAAAGGAAAAATATAGAGTCAATTTGTAAATACTGTGATAAAATTTTTAGTTGTAAACAATCAATGTATTATCATATTAAATATAATTGTAAAAAAAATAATGATGAGGATATCAAAGAATTGGTTCGTTTATTAAATAAAGAACGAACTGAACGTAAAGAAGACAAAGAACAAATTGCAAATTTACAAAAACAAATTGATAAATTAAGTGGAAAATTAGAAATTAATATTAATACAACAAATATTCAGAATAATTTTATATTATCCTATAAAGATACAGATACATCACATTTAACTGATAAAGATTATGAATCTGCAATAAATAAAGTAAATGATTCGATAAAATATTTAATAGAAAAAATACATTTTAATCCAGAAAAACCTGAAAATATGAATATATTTATTCCAAATTTAAAAAATAAATATTTAATGCTTTTTGAAAATGGTTCATGGCAAACAAAAAGCAGAAAAAATGAAATAGATTATTTGAAGTCAACAAAAGAAGATTTGATAAATGAATGGTTTGAAGCAAATAAAAAGAATTACCCAAAGTTAAAAACATTTTTTGAAAGATATGTTTATAATTCGGATGAAACTAAAACAGATAATTGTGTGGATGATATAAATCAAAGAATTGAATTAGCTCTTTATAATAACAAACATTTGATTAAAAATTAAAATCTATATCCAAACTCGCGACTTGATCGATTACGAAGCTTTTGAGCCTTTGCTGATTTACCACGACCCTGTTTATTTAAAACCTGTAATTTTCTAGATGCACGAGCCATTTTTGCCTGTTGAGCCAATCGCCTAGCTTCTTCATGCTGACTCCTATATGCAGTCAATTCAGCTGGAGTCAATCCCTTTTTATGAGTCTTTGGTCCACTATAATAGGCCTGATTAAATTTTCTTAATTCTTTTACAGCTGCACCAGGATCAGAATGCACTTTATTTTTTGCAGCACTCAACGCATTATTCATGCTACGAGTGTACCTTTCTTTTACTGATTGCCATCTTCTTTGATTTGACGCATGAGAACTGTGCGAACTATTACCGCTTGCGATTAAAGTCAATGCCGCTAATGTTTTAGCTGTTTTCATTACATAATAACAATATTTAAAATTTAACAACCTTGGTAAAATAAGCCCACATACCAATAGCAACCAAAGATTTTGCAATTAAATCTAACCAATTCATCACCAAGTTTTTATTATAATCATCTAAGAAATATACTACACCATAGGACGCCCAAATGATTGCATAGATAGTAAAAATTGCATAATTAAATTTGTTATTTTTTACATAATTTTTAAATATAAGTGTAAAAATTCCAATATAACCTATAAATCCAATCATATTCGCATATGTTCTCTCCAATTGTTTTGTCTCTCCCAAATAACCAAAATAAAGCATAAAATAATCAAGTAAAACAAGACCTAAAAATCCAATCGCAGTAACAACGGTTTTAGAATGATGAGCTAAAATAAGACAGAAACCAAGAAGCATCATGGGTGTAGTAAAAGCCCAATCTACATATCGTAATTGCGTAATTTCTTTCCAATCAATTGATCCAACTGAACCTGACCCCATAGGATATTTTGTTTTTCTTCTAAACATACAATAAAAATAAGCAGCAATAATTGCAATACATGCTTCTAAACTAAGAATATTTCTTACATGCGGCAATGTTGTACGGAAAGATTCGATCAAATTTAACACAGCACTTACAATTAAAGAGACAAAAGTAATTGTAAAAGATTTTTGTATTGTGTTCATTGTATTATGTAAATCTAATAATTTTAGCGTAATATATCCACAAACCAATACCAACTAAACATTTAGAAGTTAAATCCAAATAATTCATAATAATGTTTTTATTTATTTCTGTAAAATTATAAGCAATTCCATAGATACTCCATAAGAATATATACCCACCAAATAATACATAATTATCCAAATTAAATCGAGGTAATACGTATTGCATAAAAATAATACCAAAGGTAACAAAAAACGCAATAAAACCACATATATCAGCAATCATTCTCTCTACTTTTCCTGTTTCCCCCAAATATCCAAAATATAACATGGCATAATTAAAAAATACAATTGCTGCAAACCAATGTAGTTTTATTTTTGTTTTTGAATTAAATGATAAAACAAGAGACAATACAAGAAGCATAAATGGTGTAGTAATAGACCAATCAATATAACGAAGTTGAGTAATTTCTCTCCAATCTATGGTTTGTTTTTTTTCCTGTGATGCTTTAATTTTCTCATTAAATACATAATAAAAATAACTTCCAATAAGAGAGATACATGTCTCTAAATTCATCACATGTTGAACTTCACGAATTTTTGTTCTCATTGCTTCTATAAAGGTAATAGTAGCCGTCGTTAATAATAATATATAAGTTAAATAGAACGAAAATACATAAGTTTCCATTAATATTATATATTATTTTTTAGAAAATATTTCAAGGTTTAATTGCAAGTTTGTATGCTTTTTTCGTTTTATTACATGTTTTCAAAATATGAAAATCAACCTTGGATGCTTTGCCTCCACTAATCGCACTTGCCAATCTAGCATAAGCCCATGAATGAGCAGTTTGTGATGGTCTAGATCCAGAAGAATAATACGCACCTTCTCCTTTTTTAACAATTTGTTTCAATGCATTCATAGAACATCCTGTTTTCAAAGAAAGTTCTTTACTTGGTATAATTTTTGTGCCATATAGTTTTTGTGCACGTACAATATGCGGAGAGACTTTTACAGGATAATCTAGTTTTGTTCGAGTAAAATACTTGCCTTGTTTATACATTCTTCTGGATTTTTGAATCATTGCAAGTTGTTTCTTTTTATCTTTTTGAGACAAGTGATTGTAATATTTTTTCTTTATTTTCATTATATATAAATTATAATAAATTATAGACTATAAATTCATTACACGTGGTAATTTTAACGTTCCAGTTCTAGTTTTTGTCAAACTTTTATATCTTCTAGATTTTGATCTATTTTGTAAACTTTGATGTCTTGGTTTTTTTAACATTCTTGATCTGGATCTTGGATTTGATCTTGGTCTAGATAAACTCAAATGTTTAGCTGATTTAGCTGATCTAGTAGTTCTAGAAATTGATTTATTAAATGGACTTAAATCTAAATAATTTTCTAATTCTTTTGTAATCGACGGACCTTCTATTTCTTTTACACGGGTTTTTAAATGATTTAAATTTTCATTTGTTGCATTTGCCTTAGTACTACTACTACAAGATAAATCTATGAATAATACATATTTTGATTTGATCAAATCTATAATTTGAGAAGTATTAAACCACATAGCTCCATTGATTATTTCTACATCAACATAATCTAATAAATTTAAAGTCCATCGAGGATGCACGAGAACAATACCATAATATGGATCAGTTTTATTCAAATATACAGTATGTTGTTTTACTATCATTGGTGAACCTTTAAAATGATTTACATGAGGTAAACTTCTAACATATCGCAATCGTTCTTTTTCTGTTCCTTGAAATATAGATTGTCTTTTACCAACCATAAAATCCTTTGTTTTTTTTAATAATGTAGAAATAATACGTTTAATCATTTTTATATTATTTCGATGTGTATTTTTAGGTAGATGTTCTAAAAAATGATTGATTTTTGTAATATAATTCGCTAATTCATCTGTTCTAGTGCAAGCAAGTGAACCAAATTCTGATGCTAATATACGAAATAAATCCATATTTGCAGGAATATCAACATATTCTACGTCACCTATACCACCATGAACATAATTAATCAAAAAGGTAGTATCATTTATTTCAAAATCTTTTAGTTCTTTTATACTTGGTAAATATTGTCTCTTTTCAATTCTTGTTACTGAATAATATTCTGTCAAATCTTTTGTAAGTTGTTCCATAGAAGGAAGATTAAATCCATAGGATTTCATAATTCTATTTATTTTAGTCTGCATAGATGTAATGTATGCAAGAAAGGATATAGATGTATCAAAATTTAAATATGGAAATATTACTTGAAACAGTTTTCTATTCCATTTTGGAAGAGTATAGGTAAATTCAATTTCTACAGGTGTTACTTTAGTACCGACTTTGATTTGTTTTAATTCTCTTTTAAACGAATCAATATTATAATAACCTTGAACAATATCGTACAAAGTAAGAGAGCTCATATCAACATCTTCAAATGGTTCATTCCTAAATGATTCTTTATTGTACGATTTTAATGCAGATTGTAATCCATAACGATTCAATATATCAAGCATCACTGTGTCATTCAGATTGTATATACATTCAAAAGGGGCATAATTTGTAGTATCAATAATATGTTTTTTAATATTGTTTAATTTTGCTTCAAATATTCTACACATTCTTTTTTTTTGAAAATCATTTAAAACTGATGTTTGGGGTGATTGCATTATATTACCATAATATTTTATCAGCATAAAAACCACACCCTTTTTTACGATCTTTTGTATGGCGAATTCTATAAAGACGTCTACGAGTTTTTGCAAATTTTATCCCACGTTTAATCATGTGTGTCGGGAAATCATCATAACCCATTCCACCGACACTGCACACTTTTTTTCCTTTCTTAAAGACATCAATCTTCTTTTTTGTATTTGTACTTTGTTTTATAGTCACTCCTAATTTTTTTGCTTGTTTGCGACTATAATTTGTAATTTTATACATTATAGTATAATAATAAAAAATTGAACCATCCTCAAAGATTAAATTATTTGTAAAAATGAATCAGGAACAGGATCAGGCTCAGGCTCAAGCTCAGTGCCAGACATATTGGCAAGAGACTCGCGAATATTTCAAAGAAAAAACAGAAGCATTTCAACAAGTAAAAAGGAGACGTCACATAGAAATTATGAAAGAAGAATTAGAAAGAGAAAAGCTGAAATATAATACAAATAAAAAATAAGGATAATTCAATGAATCCAATAGATTTAATATACTGGATGAATATTGGTGAATATGTAAAAAAGAAGGATAAGATAGATATGCTTGATTTTTTATATAAGCAATGCAAAATGCATCATTAATTATCAATAAAATGAATATAAAGATTGTTCATACTTATATGTATATGACGACAGTAGGATATTTCCAAGTAAAGTGGTTCAAGAAGCAATCCGGATTCGGATTTGCTACTGATGAAAACGGGCAAGATATTTTCTGTCATCACAGTGATATTAAGATCGATGGATACAAGTATCTTAAGCGTGGTGAAATTGTAACTGGTACAAAGATTGAGATGGAAGGTGGAAAGACCAAACTTGGTGAGATTCGAGGAGTATCTAACTTTCCACTTATGTGCCAGCTAGATAAGCACGAGCCACGAGAGGCATAAACAGAAATAAATATAAATTCATAATAATCATATTTTATGCAAATATGATTATTCAAATACTTCATTCAAACCTTAACCTAACGAAATTTGTTTGTTCATCCAAGGTAAATATGGTTTCAAAACATCGCGAATTTTTGCACTATAATCTTGAATTAAATCAGCGAATGCAAATAATAGTAAATAAATTCCTGCTTGAAAACAAACTTTACGATCTAATTCCGTAAATTTTAAATTTTTTCTAAAATCATTAAAACGATAAATCAAATAAAATGCTATGAATAATTTGAAAATAAAAATAGCATTAATGAAATAAACAGGTTCTTTTTTCAATATACCAAAAAAAAGAAGAATAAAAATAATAAATAATACCCAACTCATCCAATCTATAATAAAATGCTTTGAATCCATATATATAATAAATATTATTCTCCAAAAAATTCATAATCAGTCAATTCTTCGATTTCAACCCAAGACATTTTTTTCAAAATAGCAAATCCTTCTTTTGTTCCAAGTAAACCACAATATGATGTTTTTGGTAGTTTTGGTAATGTTTTTTGAAATGCTTCTTTAATTTCTTCTTCAAACTCTTGATCGGTTCGTTGCTTATACTTATTCTTGTTTGGCATTGATATGATTGAATATAAAGATAATTTTACATTCAATTTTATGTATACCTTATATTTTGATGGATGCTCTAAAGGAAATCCTGGACCAGCAGGATCTGGTGCAATCATTAAAAATGAAACAAATCACAATGATATAATTTGGTCTGGATCAGAAAATATTGGTATTGCTACGAATAATGTAGCAGAGTACAAAGGATTGATTCTTGGTTTGAAACATTGTACAGAAGGTAAGTATTTGATAAAAGGAGATAGCATGTTGATTATTAATCAAATGAATGGTAAATATAAAATAAATAGTGCACATTTATTAATTTTGCATAATGAAGCAAAACAAATTATAAAAGAGAATAAATTGGATGTTACATTTCTTTATATTCCGCGAGCAGAAAATAAAGAAGCTGATCAATTGGCAAATGATGGATTAAAGCAGGATTTGATTTGATTAAAACAACCTTTGGTGAGTGACTAGTTCTTGTGCCATCATTCCCAACATGGCAATCATTGCAAGACGCCCATTGTTTAGTTCCTTGTCCATCATATCACCCATAGTTGTATTCCATACACCAAATCCAAGATCACCAGGTTGGTAATCATCTTTTAGAGTAAAAGGTGCTTCTAGAGGATTACGCCATCCTTGAATCATGGATGTAAATTCGCTTAGAAACATGAGTTGAACTGCAGCAAGCTGAGCAAGATCAGGCAGCTGCTGAAATGCATTAATTCCCAGCCCACTAGAATAATGCTCTAAAACTGGAAAAGCAACCACAGAAACCATGGCAAGACGAGAATGCTTTAGTTCTGCTTCACGCAAAAAAGAAGGCTGCATTCCAGGTGGCAAGAATGGAGGAGAGTCAAAAGGAGGTGTAGGATCGCGAATCATTGGAATAGGCGGAACATTTGAAATAAAACGACCCGCCTTGAAAGAAGCCGTTTTAATGGCAGTAAGACCCATTACGATAGTTCGTGTGATAGCAATTCGCATTATAAATATATATGTTATCTTTCTTTATATTAAAATTTTAATTGATGATGTTCATAAAATAATCACTTGTCAATAGTGCAAATCTTTTATTACCATTCCCATAAAGTAAACATTTTTCTTTAAAATGTGGATCAATGGTACGAATTAATTTAATAAATTCTGAACGATTGTGCACTGATGCTGGATTATTAGTAACAATAAAAATTTCTCCTCGATTACCATTTGATACATTTCGTATGTTTTTACAAACATGAGACAAAATATTCAAACGAGTATATCCACCACAAATATATTCAACCACATCTTGCATTTTTACACCGATTGAACTATATGTAAATGGTTCATTTTCTATAGCAAATCCATCAAAACACGTGATTGTTCTATCCCAATCAAATAAAACAATCGGTTTAGTTTTTGGTTTCATCCATTGTAATAATTCTTCTGCGTGTTTCATAGAAAAACCATTGGATGGATAACCACCTGGTTTGAAATGTTCATAATATGTATTATTTGTAAAATTTTTATAGTAATTATGTCTTTCTTTATAATTTAAATTTACTTCTCGATTTGTTATTAAAATACTTTTAATATTTAATTTGGATACTTCTATAATATTCATCGGGTCATCATCATAAAAAATTACATTTGAAACATTCATTATACTAATTCATTAAATTAATTTATTGATTCAATTTATAATTCTATCTTTTATTAAACGATCAACTTCTTTTAATTTTGATTTATTTAAATGTTGCCATACACATCTTATTCTATCATCAAGGCACATAAATCTTATATTATTTAGATTTATTTTATATGGAGATATCCAACCAAGTACAATCTGGATTAAATTATTATCCATTTTTGATAAATCCCAATCTGTTCGAATGTGATATATCCCTGCATAGGATTTAATAATGCTCCAGTGTTCTGGAAGAAATTCCATATTGATACTAATAGATAATATTGTATAGTTTCAATTTTTTAATGTAATGTAAGTCTATATTCAAACTGATCAATATCAATAAGAATGTCGTCTCTTAAAGAATATAACTCTTCTGGTAAAGAAACAGATTTCATCATTTTCTTAAATGAATTTAATTTTATCATGAATGATTTTTTATCAGTATTTAGTGTGATAGATGTTTTGATTGGAACTCTATTTTGTAAAAGAGATTCTACCATTTTATCTGTTTTTTTCACAAGATCTTCAAATAATTCATCGGATGCCATATGTTCCGAATAAGAATGCGTATTCCAATGAAAAAGTTTTAAATTATTTAAAAAATCAAGACAACATTCAATTATATCCTTTACTTTCGATTTATTTTTTGAATTATTTGTTGAATTCTTATTTTTATTTTTTCTGGTTTTTATTTTATTCATTATACTTTGTTAATTTTTTTTATTTTCATAAAATTTCAATCGGCGTTGTCTCAACTCTTCTTTGGATGGCTGATTTTCTTCAAGATCTTTTTGTCTTTTTATTTCCTGTTGTCTTTCTAATTCAAGTTGTCTTTCTTTTTCTTTCAGTTCTTCGTTAAGCCTTGTTTGACGATCAATCTCTGCAATTTGACGAGCAATATCTTTTTCAATATCCATTTCAAGTGATTTATAATAGGCTTGATTCTGATCCATAATATCATTTTCAGGTTCAATGTTTTCGGGTTCAATGTTTTCAGCTTCAATATGTTTGACTTGAAAATTCTTAGGTTTACGTCCACGTTTTGTCTTGACGATCGGTTCCATGTCCATTTTTTACAATAAAAACATCATTTACAATCATTTCAATTTTTAATAACTTAATATCTTAGTAGCTCATATGAATCATAGATAATGCAACCTGATATTCAATCAAACATGAACGACTACACATACGATTTCCTTCATACATTATATTTCGTTTGTATTCACATGGCCATAAATTTACTTTACAAACTGGACAACGATAAATAAATGCGTTATTTAATTGTCTATAATTTAATACTTTGAACCCATAATCTCGATTCAATCGTAATAAACCAAGTACGCCTGTATCAAATTCATACGCATTATGAATATGTTTTTTCATAATTTTATTTGTCGAACCTTGACAATAGGAAAAAATATGATTCAAAATTTCTGTAGGAAACATTTTATAATAAATTATTTTTTATAATCTGGCTTCAATTTTAATCATATATAATCTCTCATAAATTCATTGTAATGAAAATAGATATAACCGAAATCCATATTTAATTCAAGAATACTATATACTGTCTCTTGTACATTTTCATTTTTATTTAGTTGTTCTATATTATGTATATGTTCTTTCATAATTTGGTTCGTTGAACTCTGACAATACTGAAAAATGTAATTCACTAGTTCAATCGGTAACATATATATTCAAATAAAATAAATCATTTATATTCAATTTTTATATAAAGAGTTAAATTATAAAAACTAATGGATGAACCCTATTACGTTATTAACCTATCCAAAATAAAAAAATCATATGATTTATGGAGACAATATTTACCTGAGATTGAGGTATATTATGCAATGAAATGTAATCCTGACAAAATAATTTTAGAAGAAATGAATAAATTAGGAATTAAATATGACTGTGCATCTAAACAAGAAATAATGGATGCATTAGAACATACAACTGCAGATAATATTGTTTATGCAAACCCATGTAAATTTCCAGAACATATTACTTATTCAAAAGAACAAAATGTATCTTTAACTGTAGTAGATTGTGAATGTGAAATGTATAAAATTGCAGAATTATATCCTTCATGTAGATTATTATTACGTATTGCAGTAAATGATGAAAATTCTCAATGTGCGTTTTCCAAAAAATTTGGTTGTAAAATCAATGAAGTAAAACATTTATTAGAACTATCTAAACATCTCAAAATAAACATTGTTGGATTTAGTTTTCATGTGGGAAGTGGATGTACAAATCCATCTCTATATTATGATGCATTATTTGATTGTAAAACTGCGACTATAATCGCTACCTCATTAGGTATACAAGTCGATATCATTGATATTGGTGGAGGATTTAATGAAATAAATTTTATAGAGTCTGCAAAACAAATACAAAAGGGTATGATAATGTTCAAAGATAAAAAGTTCATAAGCGAAGTAGGAAGGTTCTTAGTAGAAGAGACACAAACATTATATTTACATGTAATTTGTAAAAAAAAACAAGGGGACCGTTTTATTTATTATTTAAATGATGGCGTGTATGGTAGTATTGGTTGTAAAATATTTGATCATGCAAAACCAATTATAAAGCCGGTAAAAATAAGTGTAGACTATACATTTGATTCAACATTGTATGGCCCAACATGTGATTCATTCGATCTAATTGAAGAAAATATTTTGTTACCAGAATTAAATATAGGAGACAAACTATATATCAAAAATTTCGGTGCATACACGAATGCAAGTGCATCACATTTTAATGGGTATCATGTAACAAAAAAAGTATATTTGAATGAAAATCATAATTTTGATGTTTTTGATTTAGAATGATGTAATCTTTTTCTAGTAAGAATTAAACTGTTGGTAGGTTCAAAATCCTTCAATAAAAAGGAACTCACGTAACAACCATTTTCATTTTGAAGTGATCCTTTTTGTTTTTTTTCAATATATTCTAATTTTTGTCTCATTTGTTTTGTAATTTTGACCTTTGGTGAATGAAATGGAACATAATGATTTGCATGACATATTAAAAATAATGGATTTCCTATTTTTACATTTTTAGGTCGTATCATAGTAACTCCTCCATATTGATTCATGCTAAGTACTATAATTGTTTTTTTATAATACTTAGCAGTAGCCATTATAACATCTATTTCAGCATATGGCCAGGGTTCTTGTAAAAATTCGTCATGAGATACACCTGATATTCTTCCTTTCATTGTTCTTACTATTTTTTGTCTCAAATCAATGATTGAATTTTTTAATTTTCCACTATATGCATAATTAATCGCATGAAAGAAACAATTACCATCTGTTGGTATCGATGACCATAAAATAGGTGGCTGTTTTATATTCATTAATTTTTTTGAAAAATCATGAATATCTTGCATATTTACATCCATTATAATAGTATTATAAAATTGAACCACCCAAAATAAACAAAATCTTATGCAAAATGGCTGCTATTGTCTCTAAGTCAACGTCTACTAACATGTTCTCCAATGTCAATGAGGTTGAAGATTGTGATATTACTCCTTTGTTCAAAATGGCTCGTTCAGAATCATCAACAACCCCTATTTTCTACGGGTCTTTGTGCAAACAACTTGATAAACGGCAAGATCTCGGCGTTCACGGTAAATATGAAAAGGGTTATTATATTGGTGCGTTTGATGGCCACGGAACAAATAAATGCATTGAACTTATGCGGCAGTTTGATTATGCACAGATTGCAATGAATCCCCTAAGTATACATGACATGGTACCAAAGGAGGGGTTATTCAATTCAGGAAGCACTATGAATTTCACTACAATTCAGGTCGAGGATGAAATCATTGTTACAAATTATAATGCAGGCGACTCAGAATGCATGATCTTTGTAAACGACGAACTTGTATTCGAATCTGTGTCGCATTCATTGAATAACCCCGCCGAAAAAGTTCGAATTCGCCCGCTTTTGGCAGTTCACCGACCAACGACAGGTGCATGGGCACCAATTCCAATATCAGCAACTCGTATGACCGTCCATCGGTCAGATATTGCAAATTTCAATACAGGTGAATCTATTGTGCCAACAATGGCATTAGGTCATAATAACATGACCGAATTTGTTCCAGATGTAAAGACAATGCGGTTCAAACTAACGGATTGTGTTCGTATTATAAGTGGCAGTGATGGATTTTGGGGTATGATTGTGAAAAGTGTGGATGAAGATAAATTAAAAACGCTTAAACTGGAAGAGTTAGTAGATTTTGCTGAAAAACGTTGGAAACAACAATGGGAATATGCAGCCGATATTAAAAATCCTGATAAAATCGAGATTACTCATTTTCCTGGTTATGATGATATTACAGTATGTATTTGGGACAATATGTATTAAATGAAAATAGGATACATTCTATATTTTTTAATTATCATTACTGTAAATAATAAAATCTATTCTATCACTAATTTCTGAAGTAGTCCAGTTGCATCCAATTGATGTTACATCAAATACAGCAATGTTTATAGGATGAATATCATTCGATGCACTTGCTACAATAACTGGTATATTTATAAGTCCATCATAAGCAATTGATCCAATCATACTATTTGGATTTGAAATATACTGATGTTTTAAATGAGTTAAGTTTGCACTAACGTCAAATGTGTAAAGTGACGTTGGGCTAATAGGAAATGATATTGACATTATAATTGAATAATGAAATAAAATATTAAAAATAATTTATCCTAAATAATCCCTTAAATAGAATCATGAATGTAAATTAAAGATATTGTAACTATATCTATAATGCTCTCCATAAAAGAGATGATCCTTGGATATTTTTTTTATAATTTGTCTCCTCAATATTTATTTTTTGTTATTTATTATTTTTTTAAAATTAAAAAATATGTGATTACAGGAGACAAAGAAGTCGCAAATTTAATTATGAAAAAAATAATAAATCATATAATTTATACAGAAGTAACACATAATAATGGCCGTAATCAACCATCTGGTTTTTTTATCGGAAAAAAATATTATGGTTATATTGAAACGAAAGAAGGATCGCATGGTCCAATGATTATATTATATACAAAAGAAGATACATACAATACATTAATGGAACAGGAAGAAAAAAAGGAAGTCATTGAATATAAACCACCAATTGTAAAAAATAAAATTAATATATTTATAAGAAAGGGAACATACAAAAATCTGTATTATAATCCTATTCGATTAGATTTGTCTCATATTCATCCAATTGGAGAACAACGAAATATAATCGATTCTATTAAAACTATATTTAATAAAAATGGTAATGCATCTCTATTTATTCATGGTGTAGCCGGTGCAGGAAAAAGTACTATCGGTTATTTATTAGCAAAAGAATTAAATGGTTCTTATTGTCATACATTCAATCCGACTGAACCAGGTGATTGTTTATCTAATTTGATGGTGGATCTAAGAGTAGATGATGAACCAGTAATTATCGTGATTGAAGAAGTAGATATAATGATTCAAAAAATAGATAAAGGACTTGATAAAAATAATGAAATTCCTATTGAAATATATAATAAAACAACCTGGAATAATTTCATGGACGATTTAATTTTTTATAAAATTATTTTGATATTTACAAGTAATACAAGTAAAGAAGATATCGATAAGATAGATCCATCCTATTTGAGACAAGGTCGTATCGATGAATATTATTATATGGATAAACCAATTCATCAAGAAAAATTGAAAAAAATAGAATAACGCCTTTATACATATCTATGAAAAGTTGTTATGAATTAATTCCTGAAAGAAGATATATGATTCAACGTATTAAAAATAACAAGACTGAAATATTAGAAGGTGTATTTGTCTCTTTGGTTGCATATTCACCTACGACAGCATTAATGAGATGTATGAAAAGAAAAAGTTTACCCAATGTGGCTCACTTTGGATTTTCGTATGATTATGATATATATTATGATATTCAAGAAATTAGAGACAATGCAACACGTGCAAGGCAAAACATGGAGAATAGAGCTGTGAATAAAATACTTAGACGATTGATTAACGAAGAGTTTGAATGGTAGAATAAAAAATTGAACCAAAAATATTTCACTTTTATTTCAATACATTATGGATTCTTTGACTCGCGTTTCTTACGACGATCTGGTTTTGGGAAAAGAATATTATGTAAAGAGAAAAGGCTCTGATATAATGTATAAAGGAATGTACTATATGCATTACAAACATTACCACGAGGATGATCTAGACCCACTTACATTTATGAATGTTACTCCTAATCCTGATAATAAAAAATATGTTGAGTTCAAGGTATCGGATGAATTTTACATATAAAATTGAACCTGGATATAATTATATTTTTATTAATAAAATGGATAAATCAGAATCAGTTTTGATTCAGGTTCCTTTCAATAAATTAGTTTTAAAAAAAAAGTATATGATAATAACAAAAAAACATGGAATAATATTTACAGGAATATATTATTGTATGTTTGGACCAAGTGATATTATTGGCGATATGTTAGGTCTTGGTCAACCTTGTTTCATAGATTTTAAACCCAATATTGAAAACAAATCTTTGCTTATATGTGATGCATATGATAAATTTTATGATTTAAAAGTAAAAACAGAATAAATTGAATTTTGAATAATTATTTTTATTCAAATAACAATGCATTTAAAAAAGAATATTTTTATTAAATATGCTGCAAGAAATTAAATGGTATAATTTGGTATATAAAGAGTATGTAATAAAGGATAAAAAAATATACAAAGGACGATTTGTTCAATACAAACCAAAAAGAATTATGACAGGTGATCATGAATTATGCATCGGATGGTACATGGTATTTTCTATAAATAATGAAAGTATATATTTTGATGAAGATTGTATTTATTATGATCCGAAAGAATATTATCAATATCATGCAAAAGTTGCCCAAGAATCAATGGAATTACGTGCATTGAATAAAATACTGAAGAATGTGGTAAATGAAGAGTTTGGATGGTAGGCTTGCAATACAGGCTTGCGATATAGGGTTGTAAAATTGAACTAATCTTATTTTTTATAGTTGAATAAAAATGGCTCTCAAATGGCATGAATTGACTAGTGGTCGGGAATATATTATTTCACATGATAAAAATATACATAAGAATAAAATTTATAAGGGAATATTTATTGGAAGTCATGAAAGCAGAGGATCGCGTCTTATACCTATTGAAAAAAGACGATATGGTGAAAAATATGAAACCGTGATTTCGTGGTACAGTTTATTTTCTATAAATGATGAAACTAAATTCTTTTTTGAAGACGATATATATTATGATTTGGAAAAAATTAGAGACACTGCAGAAAATGCAAGACGACAAATGGAACAACGCTCACTCAATATAATATTGAAACGTATAGTAAATGAAGAATTTCAATGGTAGAATATAAACTTATAAAATTGAATCATTTAGATTTCAATGTTTTTTATTAAAATGAATCAAAAGAAAGAACTTGTTTGGGGTCCAGATTTCTTGCTCGATGGAAATGAATATGTTGTAGATACGTATCATGTAGATACAATAATAGCAACATACAAAGGTACGTATAAAACTCCAGAAAAGGCGACTCCATATGTTATTTTGTATGATGTTACAAAATATGATGAAAATACAAAAACATTTCATAAAACTAAATGTAAATATTGGATATGTTATACAACAGATAAATTATATAATGCATCTGAATACTAAAAATTGAACTTTGAATTAAATATATTTTTAATTCAAAATGGAACCAATTCACTCATCGAGACTAGTTAGAAAGGGAATATATATTGTAGAAACACAAAATGGTATTTATAAAGGAATATATTTAACACAACCTAGATTTAGTCTTCAATTTCCATATATTGTTCTTACACATGTGACTTCTATCAAAAATGGTAAAAAGTATAAATTTCCTCAATCTATATTTGATCGACAAGATACGTTTTATAATGCAGAAGAATATATGAATGAAATAATAAATAAAGGAAAAAAGGCAAGAGAACAAATGGAAACACGTGCATTAGATAAGATACTTAAGAGCGTAGTTAATGATGAGTTTCGATGGTCGTAAACTTGTGCCTGTACACTTGTGCCTGTAAACTTGTGCCCGTAAACTTGTAAAATTGATTTATTACAAATCATAATATTTTTATTAAAATGCAGTTGATAATCAATAACGTTTATGCTGTAGATTCGGAACATGACACATATATAGGAACATATCGAGGAGATGTAAGTAATAAATATTATCCTCCATATAAACATATTTTATGGAATGTGACAGTAAGAATTAAACAGAAAACAAACCGAAAATCACAACCGATATTAGTGCAGTTTGTCACAATTAATAAAAATGATACTGTCTATGATTTAGATAAAATTAAACAAAATGCAAAAAATGCGAAGGAATCATTTGAAAAACGTACTCTCAATATGATTTTGAAAAGTTTAGTCAATGAACATTTTGAATGGTAGGCTCGCATCATAGAAATTTGTAAAAATTGAACTTATCCAAATTTATATTTTTATTATAAAATGCGGTCTATTCACGATCATCTTAAAGAAAATCGCGTCTATGTGGTTGAAATACCATATCATGCATTTACTCGTTATGAGGGAAAAACATACAGTGCATTCGGCAAAGGTATATATAGAGGAGAATACGGTAAAGGACCAAACTATTATTATCTATGGGATGTTCACGTTTATTTGCGTGGTACAAATATTAAGTTTACACGAGATAATGTAGATTATTTGGGAGCATTGTTATTAGATACAATTGCTATTTATGATTTTGAAAAAATTAGAGAGAAGTCAAAAAGAGCAAGACAACAAATGGAACAACGGTCTCTCAATATGATTTTGAAACGATTAGTGAATGAAGAATTTCAATGGACTTGAAAATTGATTCATAAATTAATTTGTATTTTTATTCAAAATGAATAATAGCGATGATGAAAATTATGACAATGATTATGATGATTATGATGAAGATGATTTATCACAATTTCCATCACCACCATTTCCATCACACTACAGATTTGATGATCAATACTTCAAAATGCCCTCTATACCACGAGTTAGACAGTATACAAATGGTAGAGAATATATTATAATAACATATGATACACACCAGATATTTAGAGGAACATTCGATAATTGGAATAGTATAGATGAATTTGATGAAGAATATTATACAACATATTATCACATGCCAAATAGAAAGTATGCTAATTCATTTACTAATTATTATTTTACATGTAATAATAAAAAATATATGTTCAATGATTGTGATTATTATTATGAAGTACATCTATTTATAGATCAAATCAAACGTAGGGCAGAAAATGCAAGACAACAAATGGAAAAACGTTCTTTGAATATGATTTTGAAGAGAGTGGTGAATGAAGAGTTTCAATGGTAGGATAAAATTGATCTTCATGATATTTCTTATTTTTATTTAAACATGGATTGCTATATTCCATTTGATCAACTCGAATCTGGGCGTGAATATTATATATTAAGACCAAATGGTAAAAAATATAATGGAACATTTGATGTTTATAGATATTCACGTATGAGTGGTGATATGTACGCGTTTGCTTGGTTTCGTAATAATTCATTATCTTATTACTATACTCCAGATGATGAATTTTATGATGTTGAATACATTAGAGAGAATGCACAAAGAGCGATACAGGATATGGAACAACGCTCACTCAATATGGTTTTAAAGAGAATAGTCAATGAAGAATTTAAATGGTCATAAATTGTGGCTTATAAAATTGACCACGTATTTATTTCTTATTTTTATTTAAAATGATAAGTTACAGACAACTTGTACCTGGGAAAGAATATTATATAAAAACACATGATACCGGTATCTATTTTAAAGGAATGATATTTGAAGATTATTTTACAAGTCATGGTGATCTAGATTATTATATAGACATAAATATGCGGTTTAGACGCACAAGATATTATTATACATTTTATGCTAATGATTATTATTATGATCCAAAAGAAATTAGAGAGAACGCACAAAAAGCAAGAGACAAAATGGAAAATCGTTCGGTAAATATGGTTTTGAAAAAATTAGTTAATGAAGAGTTTCAATGGTCATAACTTGTTTAAAAAATTGACTCGCGTTTAAAATCTTATTTTTATTTAAAATGATTTCTTTTAGAAAACTTCAGGTTGGGAAAGAATATTATATTAAAAAACATGATACAGATAGAAAATTCAAATTTGTATTTGATGAATATCGAACTGGTGAATATAATGATTTATTAAAAGATGAAGATCTGTTTATGATATTTAGACGCGACACACATCGTTATGCATTTTATGCTAATGATTATTATTATGATCCAGAAAAAATTAAAAGGAATGCACAAAGAGCAATAGAACAAATGGAACACCGTTCTATGAATATGGTTTTAAAACGATTGGTAAATGAAGAGTTTGAATGGTCATAACTTATACCTTATAAAAATTGAATATCCATTTAAATCGTATTTTTATTTAAAAAATGGAACACCCATATACAGAATTTGACCATCTTGAAGGTGGTCGTGAATATTTCATATTAAGACCAAATGGTAAAAAATACATTGGGACATTTTATGCGTATGAATATTCATATCTTGATGATGATAAAATGGAAACATTAGCTGAGTTTGAAACGAAACGATTATCTTATTTCTTCACGATAGAAGATGAATTTTATGATGTAGAATACACTATAATTAATGCGTATAAAGCGAGGCATAATATGGAACTTCGTGCATTGAAGAAAATTTTAAAGAAGGTAGTGAATGAAGATTTTGAATGGAAATAAGATTCATAAAATTGAACTCATTACAAATCCATAGTTTTTATTAAAAATGATTTCTTACAGGGCTCTTGTTCGAGGCAAAGAGTATGGTGTTATATCACCAGATGGTATATATAAACGAATGAAATTCCATGAATATGAAGCATCATATCGTCCAACATTAGCAGAAAAATATGCTATAAATACATATGGGTTATTTACGCCTTCTGATAATGATAAGCACGCCTATTACTTTGGTGGAAGAGATGTGTTTCAATATTATGATCGAGAAAAAGTTAGAGAGAATGCAAAAAGGGCAAGAGAACAAATGGAAATTCGAACTGTAAATATGATTTTGAAGAGATTGGTGAATGAAGAATTTGAATGGCGTTAAAAATTGAACATTATTTTAAATATTATTTTTATTAAAAATGATTTCTTATACAGATCTTGTCCCTGGGAAAAAATATTACATAAAAACACATGATAAAAAAGGATACCATAAAGAAATGATGTTTGTTGATCATGAAACATCATTTAATGATAATATGGCTCCAGAATATCATATAAATATAATTATGACTTTTAAAAAAGAACCAACCGATATGAGTATTGCAAAATACTATTCATTTTATGAAGATGATTATTATTATGATCAAGAAATTATAGAGAATGCACAAAAAGCAAGAGAACAAATGGAACACCGTGCTCTTAATATAATTTTGAAGAAATTGATAAACGAAGAGTTTCAATGGGCATAACTTATAAAATTGAAATCTGAAATATATTTTTATTTCATACAAAAATGCCTCGTCCAATTAAGTGGTGGAATCTTGACATAGGCAAAGAATATATTATACAAAGAAATGATGAACCATACAAATATAAATACAAAATGATATTTCTTAGTTTAGAGCAACCAAGACATCATGATTTTGGTGAGTCCGACTCCTTGTGGTTTATTGACAAAAAGTTTTATATTGAATTTAATCGGGATGATACATTTTATGATGTGGAAGAAATTAGAGAGAAGGCACAAAAGGCAAAACAACAAATGGAATATCGAGCTTTAAATAAGATTCTTAAACAAATTGTGAATGAAGAGTTTCAATGGTTATAATGCTTGCAATTTTATTAAAATTGATTGTCTCAATTATAATATTTTTAATTTAAAATGAGTGAAAGAAAACAGAAATTAATTATTGGTCATACATATATAATTTATGAACTTGAAAAAAATGAGGTATATTATGGAAAATGTGAGATCAATGAGATATATAAGGAGTCATATTTATTTTCTGGTGTTACAAATATGACAAATCAATATATAGGATTCAAGGATTTTCCAAAAAATAGCATATTTGTAGATACACATGATAAGATTGATTAATAAAAATTGATTTAAGTAAATTTATTTTTATTATTAACAACAATGGAAGAAGCAAAGTCAGTACCACTATGGGGTCGCAAATATTTGATCATTTCTACTAATGAATTATACACTGAAATCTTTTCGGGAACATGTTATGGTCAATATATGGAACAACCCTATTATTACTTCAAAGATGTATTATGCATTGATCAATATAATACATATTTCAATAATAAGGTTGAAGATAATAAATTGTTTTCAGCAAATGATAAATTTTATGATATTGAAATCATTAAAATTACAGAACAATCAAGGCTTACAGAACAAATAAAACTTCCGGAACAAGAAAAACTAAAATCATTGTTCAAATTATAAAATTGATTTTGATATAATTATATTTTTATTGTTAACATGTCATGTCTAGTCAATGGTGAAGAGTATATAATTATATCAAAAACTAAGTATAAAAATAAAATTCAAGTAAAAATATACTCAGGTATTTATTATGGGGATTATTATAATTCTATGCAATATCTATTTGGGGATGTTGGTATTACCAATAAACCATATAATGTAAAATATGCTATAAAACCTTTGAAAATATTTACTTCAACTGAACAATATATTAAATTGAAAGAAATAAAACAAATTTTGGAAAAGAGTGAACGAGCAAAGGCGAATATGGAACAAAGATCACTCAATATTATTTTAAAGAGATTAGTCAATGAAGAATTTGAATGGCCATAAATTTATAAAATTGACATTAAAATAATTCAATTTTTTTTATTTAAAATGGATTTAGAATTAGTTAATCAAAAAAAATACATTGCCTATCTAACTGCATATAAAGAAGATAGACTACAAAACTTTTATAAAGGAACATTTAGAGGAGTTCATTGTATTCTGAATAACATAATATTTAATGATGTGATTGAATACAAAACTTATGAGGAGACACGTTTGGGATACAGACCAACCGCTCTATTAAGATACAATTTGATATTCTTTACCAAAGATGTATACACGTTTCATGATATAGAACAAGTAAAAGAAAATAAAAAAAAAGCAATACAAAGTATGGAAAAAAGGGCATTAGATAAAATTTTGAAAAGAATTGTGAATGAAGAGTTTCAATGGTTATAAAAATTGAACTACATTCATTATAATCTTTTTATTCAAAATGAAAGAAGTTTATTACAAGGAGTTAGTTCCAGGAAAAGAATATATTATTGCACATAAAGAATTGTTTCACGATTATGATCCATTTTATAAAGGATTATTTCTTGAACAATACCAAAGATATTATGAAGATCATCCAACAATTATATTTCAAGACATTCGGGGTAAAAACAAACACGGGATAAGTTATACAAATTTTTGGAAATATTCTAATTATGATTTATTTTATGAGATAGATACTATAAATAAAAATCAAGCATCAGATGATATAAAGTATTTAATTGATGTAAAATTAAAGTTTTGATATTTGCAATATAAAAATTGAAAATAAAATATTTTATTTTTTTTAATCAAACTATGGATCTGGATCAAATGTATCCACCCATTCCAATTGTTGCATCTAATGATTCATTTATAAACCCTTGGGTCTTGTCTCTGGAAAACAATATTCTGTAAATACTCATCTTGACCAGTGGAAAGGAACCCTCAATGGCACTTTTAGTCGATATGAACTAAACAAAATAACTGGTAAAGATGAACCTATATGGTCAATTGTTTTCATGGATTGGTGGGAGATGGCTTAGGTTATACATGTGAAAACCCATGCCAAATACAGTTTTATCTATATCCGATCGAGCATCTTGAGTTTTATGAAATCTAATAAGAAATTAGATAGTATTTATATTTTTATTCATGAAACTAATTGTTGGAAATGAATATTACATACTTCATATTGGTATTAAATTCAAAGGTAAATATAAAATGTTTTATTCTAATGAGCATTGTTGGTATTATTCATTTATAGATGTTGAAATGCAATCAATTAGTGATAGTAAATTCGGAGATCTCAATTATAGTATCATTAAATATAGTAATTATGTATTTACAGGTATCGATACATTTTATGATATTCAACAAATGAAAGTAAATAAAATAAAAGCAATTCAATCCATGGAACAACGTGCATTAGATATTATTTTGAAACGATTGGTGAATGAAGATTTTCAATGGTAACTTGTGAAATAATTTATATAATTTAAAAATAAATTATATTTTTTATTAAAATTGTTAATGGATGATCTTTGTTTGAAATTCAATCAAAAATATTTAGTAGAGACAAGAAATAATAATTATTACATAGGTGAATATAAAGAATTTACTGTAGATTCGCATGGATATGTTATGTATTATATCCTAGATAATGTAACGAATTATCATACAAACAAATCATTTTGGCAAAGAAAACCCAAACCTGAAAAATTAAAATATGATGTATTTTTTTCACCAACAGATAAATTTTATGAATTAGAAGAAATTAGAAAGAATGGCAAAAGGGCGAGACAGGCCATGGAACAACGTGCATTAGATATGATTTTGAAACGATTGGTAAATGAACATTTTGAATGGTCCTAAGTTATAAAAATTGAACTCTATCATAATTATATTTTATTTTCAAATATCAGAATTCTCAAACATGTCAATCAATCCGCATCGATTGAAAAAAGGAAAACAATACATTATAAAACATCATGATACAGGAAAAATATACAGCGGAACATTTGATTTTATGACAAGTATTATGATTATTATGAAAAATGGTGATAAAAAAATACAATTTATGTACGATGATCATTTCTATGATCTAGATGATATTAGAGAGAAAGCTCGAAAAGCGAGGGTAGCCATGGAGCAACGTGCTCTCAACATAATATTAAGGACAATAGTGAATGAAAATTTTGAATGGTAATATATGAAATCAATATATGAATTAAAAAGACATAGAAAATATAGAGCAGTTCTTTTAGGATCAGTCTATGAAGGAACCATGGTAAAGCTATATCCAAATCCTGATGTTATAAAAATGAGAAATGTAACACTCTTTGGTGTTCCAAATAAGAAGTCAGAATATTCTTTTTTTTCAAAAGATTTTGAATTTTATGATATACAAGAAATTAGAGACAATGCAATAAATGCCAAACAGAAGATGGAACAACGATCTCTTCTTATAATTTTAAAACGTTTGATCAATGATGATTTTTATTGGTAGGCTTGCAATATAAAAAATTGAACCATCATTTATGAATAAATATACCATACAATTCGACCATGGCATACTCTCATCAACCTCAATTTGACGATCTCACTATTCGTGATAAAGATACTATAGCACCTTTGATATGCAGCGATTTTCCTATACAAATTAGGTCTCTTACTGGTAAACAGACAGAAGTGTTGGTTCATCATAAAATGACTGTCGCTGAGCTGAAAGACGAGATTGAACGCGTTGATCAAACACCATTCGATCAGCAACGGATTGTATACAATGGAAAGCAACTCGAGGATGAGAGAACACTAGATTATTACGATATTAAACCCGATACAATTGTCCATATTATTTTACGAATCAGGGGGGGCATGTTTCACGAGACATCGGCACGAAAAGATTTCGATTTAGTTCAAACGTTCAAACAAAATCCAAGGGTATGGGTAACTCTTCAAGCCATCGAAGATTTGGAAGAAATAATAAAGACATTAAAGGCTAAATCTTAATATAGTACTGAAATATTATTTAGTAAATGTCATTTTTTTCAAATCTGTTTTAGGTTTTATAGTAATAATCATTTGTGTAAATAAATTATTTGCGGTTGCTCTTACAATAGTTGTTCCAATAATATTTCCTCGAACATAACCATTACTAATAGAAATGTTTCTGTTAGTCATATACTACGTTACAGAGACATTTGTTTTTATTGGTATTTGAATCGTTTGTCCAACAACTACATTCAGTTGTGGAGGTAACAATATATAAGGATTTAATAAAAATTTAGAACAATCCATAGAACCAAGTCCAGTGCAATTATCAAATCCTGGTTTTGCGAAATATTGACCTCTGTTTCCAATAGAGTTAGATCCAATCGTTATATCATGATAACATGTATTTGAATACAGTAGAGGATTTATAAATGTATTTATACCAGTTAAGGCAATAAATCCTGCAAAAAATGGTGCTGCTAAACTTGTTCCACCTATCCCATAGGCTATTTTTCCATTAAAACATAATTGTATTCCAGTATGTGGATCACAATTAAATACAATATCGGGTGAATTTCTTTTTGTTCCTGGAATAAAAGATTGATAAGTTGGTTTTGTAAATAATTCACTTATTCCACCACCGGTTGCAGTAATACCATCATTCCATACTTGTTCTATCGTAGATACATCATATACATTGTTTGGACAGGTCAATGAAGTACCACCAACAGAAGTTACGTGGTGACGATGAAGGAATGAACCATTGTCTCCTGCTGCAACACATACATTAATATTTGCATTTTGTAAAAGTAAATTACTTTGCATAAGATCTGCTGGATCAGCAATTGATTCTGGCATTCCCCATGAATAAGAAATAATGGTTGGTACAAGTTGTTCCCCATTTACATTAATTCCATGCAACATTGTTTGAAATGACTCTGTAAATGTAGTTTTATTTGTAAATATAAATAATATAATCGTTGCACAACAACATGAACCAACTACGCTTACATCTAATGTATTTTCTAATGTTGAACCTTGATCTTTTAAATCATTTATAGCTCCATTTGGAAAAAATAACATATACAGTTGACATTTCAGAAGGACTGATTTGTTGTAATGACCAATACTGCTGTGCATCACCATTGGTCATTATATCATTTTCGATGTTTCCATAGATCCCTCCTCCAAAGGAAGGAATTGCGATTACGGCATTTGTAGTCGAATAAGATGGAAATTTGTAAATCGTAGCCATCTGTGAAATAAGAAATTCGTTGTTTGTGTCTCTTGTTTGAAGATAAGACCTTTTTTTCATTATACATAGATACTATAATAAATTTTTGAAGTTAAAGCAAATATAACTCCACCCCATAAAGTATCTACTATCACCATATACAATGGCCAATTTCTAAATGTTGCATAATTTGTGAATTCATAGACAGCATACGTCCCAACTCCTAAAAGGAATGCATCTAGTATTTTTCCTTTTTTGGATAAAATGAAATAATACAATAAAAATGTAAGTGCTATATAACACAAACCTGCTCCAACAAAATTTATTTGAAGAGGACTTTTTTGTATGCCTCCATACATTTTACTTAAATATTTGTATTGTGAACCAATATATATCGCGTCTAGAGCAATTAACGTTCCGAAAATAAGTAATTGTTTCAACATTATATTATCGTAATATTTTATGTATTGTTGTAATAGATTACATTATTATAGTTCAAATTGTATAGATTATTTTGATTTATTTGATTTGAATTGTTCAATGCAGTGATAATGTAGTTATTGAATGCTTGTAGTGCAGTTTGATTTGTTTGATTTGTATATACGTTTGGCAAGATTGGGGGTTCATTCGTTTCTGTTTCTGGCTCAATGTCAGTTTCCATTTGTAAAGGATAAAGTAATTCATCTAAAACTTCATATAAATTGTTAACCTGTTGTTGTGTATATATAAAATTATTTGAAGAATCTTTATCATTTGTTAATGCATCTACCATAATGTTATACATTTCTTCATAATTATATCCAGGGACATAGAGCCCTTCTTGTTGTATGTATTCAATGAACTGAGGATAGACAGACATGATTTGTAATAATAATATAATATATTTACATTTCAATTTTATATAAATACAACCTTTATATTTTGGATGATAAAGTATAATGTACACGATGTCTTTCAAAGAATGGATAATGATAAAGTAAAAGATATTTCTCTCAAGATGTCTCTACCAGCTGCTCTCGTACTTTTTAACGTCGATGGAGGAATCAACATTAGCATGGCAATAAGATCAGCAGCATTATTTGGATTTTCAGATGTTTATATTGTCGGAAAAAGAAAAAGAGACAAGAGGGGAGATGTAGGAGCATGTAACTATATAAATGTACATCAAGTAAATATATTTGACGACAACTACTGTAATGAACATAATTTAATGCCTATTATCATTGAGCAAAATGGACAACCCTTGGAAGAAATGAATTTTCATCCATATTTTCCAAACAAAAATAGTAAGGTTGCATTTATAGTTGGTTCAGAACAAGAAGGTGTTCCTAGTCATATAAAAAAGAAAAATATACCAATCGTCACAATAAGTCAATATGGTATAATGAGATCATTTAATGTTGCCATGGCATCTTCTATAGTAATGTATGAATATACAAGACAATGGCGAAAAATGATATTAAAAGATATACTATAAATATATAAACTGTTTCCGTATAAAATATTTCCTGATGAAATATCAAATATTATATGTTCTTATGTAGAAAGCCCAACAAGTAAAATAATAAAAAATATGAACATGTTTGATGATCCATATGATTGTTTGAAAATAAATAAAACATATAATTTTAAACATATTCATGTTCCTCGATTATTGCATGCAATATATACTTCATGTGATCGGTGTAATTTTAGATTAACTCCTCAAGAATATATACATAAAGATATGTATGAATTATTTTTTAATCAAAAAATGTGTTTTGAGTGTATCCAGGATAAAAAAATAAAATTTTATCATACGTCAGGTGAAACTGTTGTATTAATGTGTATTTTACTTGCAATTATAAGATTTGATATTTTAATAGCTATAATGTCATACAACTTTTATATTTCTATAAATGAATAAACAAATACTATATATCATAGTATGGAATTTCCTAATGAGATTTTGAATCTTATATTTTCTTATATGCAAAGTCCAACAAGTAAAATAATGAAAGGATTGTATTTTCATCCAATACATTGTTTAAAATTAAATAAAAAATATAATTTTAAACATATTAATATGCCTCGATTACTTGATGCAATTTATGTCTCTTGTCCTCATTGTACAAATCGATTGGACTCAACAGAATATATACATAATGGAATATATGAGTCATGTTACAAAAAGAAATTGTGTTTTGAGTGTATTCAAAAAGAAAAATTTCGTATTATTTTTGAATATACTGAAATTAGTTTTATATTAATCATATTTCTCTATGTTTGTATAACATCTATACCAATTTTCAAGATTACATAATATTATATTTGATTTTATCTTCATTGGTCAATGGTTTATTTGGTAATGCAACATAAATACGTCCTGACATGGTTGCATCACCTGTTGCATATAGAACATAACTATCTTTGTAAGGATCCTTTTCAGGTGTACGAATCCAATTTCCACCATATTTAGTATTCATGTATGAAAGTTCATTTTTATTGTAACTTCTATCCATTGTAGTATAGTATATTTTGTCTTTATATGCGTGTGATTTCTCTTATGATAATAGTATTGGTATATAATGTGGGATAATACTGATAAACAAGGTTTTTACAGTTGTTTAAAAAACAATAAGGGTCAAATATACAACGATAGTTTTTCATTTGAAATTACGCGGTACGCATCTGACCCTAGATATAAAACTTTCTTAGAAATTGGAACATGGAATGGTTTAGGATCTACGAAAGCATTTGTAGATGGATTCAAAAATAGGAATGATTATGTATTTTATAGTCTTGAATGTAATTCAGAAAAATCTGCAGAAGCTAGAAAATTATACAATAATGATAAAATCCATATATTAAATGAAGTGATATGGAATGTTACGCCATCTGATTTTTATAATATATTTCCACAATGTCTAACAAATGCAACTTATAAACGTTGGAATGAAGTTGACATTGTAAATATGAAACAATGTAAAGTATTCTTAGATAGACCAGAACTTCCACAAGTATTTGATATCATTTTATTAGATGGAGGAGAATTTACAACCTATCATGAATTTCAGTTTCTTAAACATCGATGTAAAATATTGCTATTAGATGATACTAAGTGTGACAAATGCAAATTAATTGTAGAGGAAATAAAAAATGATAAGAGTTGGAAAATAATAAAGGAAGAAAATACAAGAAATGGATATTTGATTGCAGAGAAACTTTAAACCATATCAGGGTATGAAAACACAACAATGTGTCCAGATTCAAATCCAGTCGCACGGCCCAAAAGACCTTGTATAATAGAACTGCGATTTGGAAATCGAGTAAATCGATCATAGAGGACACCAATGTATGGTTTAGGAATAGTGACAGCACATCGCAATGTATCTTTGATAAAGATGAATGTATGGACAGAGGGAGGAATAGATAGAATATCAAGATTGGGCATAGAAAGCAAAGGATATTGTGGGAAGACTTTTTTGAAGTTGTTTATTGTCATTTCATGTAGTTCGTTTCTTGGAGTGCGAACAATATGATATGCTGGTTTGTTGAGAAATGGTATAATCTCGCGAATATGATCAAGTGCATCAGGATGATTGGAGACATTTTTGCACTGAAGAAGTTGATCATTTTCCGCGAAATGATCGACCGAAATATATTTGGGAGGATCTTTCATCACACGAATGGCGACTCCATCAGGAAGAGGATCAAAACGTTTCCAATCTGGTGTTGCAGAGACAAGAACAAATTTCGCCTTAACCTCAGATGTAACTTTGTGTATGATTTGTCCAGGTTTAGAAGCAATATGGCATTCATCAATCAAGACCAAAGGATTCTGCACTTTAGAAATAGCGTTAAAGAAAAGATGAAGTGTATTGCGATGGAAAATATTACGCATTGGAATGCGTTTCTTGGTCTGAACAAGCCAATCAATTGACGATAGTCCAGTAATAAGAAACACTCGATTTAATGGAATCTTAGAAAGATGAATCGCCGCAAGCATTGACCCAGTCTTTCCACATTGGGTATGTGCAAATGCAAGGACCGTATGGTGAAGTTGTAATGCATCGACAACTCGAGTTCCAAAATCAATCTGATTAGGGTATAGATTTTGGAATTGCTTAGTGAGGGGCTCGAGCATGGTACAGTCAAGGTAAGGTAAATAAGAAAAAGTGAATAAAGACAACTTCAATTTTATAGTAAATGATGGACTGGTATAGTAACTATCCTGCACCTTCCAAAGAGGAAGCAATTAAAGAAGTAACACTGTCAACAGGAGAGGAGGAATGGGCGACTGAGATAATTACTGCGATGCCATCTCTAGGATCCTATACTGGTTGGTATGTTGGATTTAAAGGAGATGTTATTGCAGAAATAAATAAAAGAAAAGAAGAGAGACAAAAAGTAGAAGAAAAAAAGAAAGAGATAGAAAAAGAAAAAAAAGACGTGGAGTATGTATTGCGTCATATAACTGGAGACGATACTTTTAGTGTAAGTGATTAGGTATGCCAATCGATCGGTTCATAATCTTCCGATGGATCATATATTGTTACTTCTTCTTCTACAGTGAGATCCTCATATACGAGGCGGCCGTTATGGGTTTCGGTATAAGTGTATGCTTGTGCCTCAAGATCGAATACCCGAGTAGGAATAGATGTCGTGTGTTGAAATCGGACGATGCCATTTTCTACATGTATATCGTCAAAATACTTGAAGAGTCTCTCTCGCCGGCGAGCATTTTTCTTGGTGGCGTTGATGAGAATGTTGAAAGCCCACTTCTGCATGATGTTTTGATAATAAAAATATATGAATTTTTATCGGTTCAATTTTATATTCATGCCCGGACTCGCTTGAATAATCTCTGTTCCTCAAAATCAAGACCACGCTTGTTGCATGGTGCGGCCTGGTCAGTATCAAGTTCAGCCTCATTCATATCGTACCATTCAAACGACCTTCCATACTTTAGATCGTAGTAGGCATTCTCTGCTGCAACTGATCGCAACCATCTCTGACGGGTTTCCTCGCCCTCTCCGTCATCGCTGATCTCGAGTTCCCAGCCACAGTCGTTAGATTCATCGATTTGCCCGAGAGGAAGCGATTCGTACTCCTCGTCATAATAGTCAAAATACTTGGTATCCCGCTCCCGTCGGCGAGCGATTTTCTTGGCACGATTATTATCGATTTCGATATCCCACTTGGTGACGAAGGTGCGTGTAGGTGCATAGTTGCGGTCGGCGACGAAGGGAACGTTGGACTCGATGATGTTGGAGATGGACGACATAGTTGACTGAGTTTAATAAAAATATAGGAATAAATTTGCTTTCAATTTTATTACCTCATTCTTATTCTTTGAATCGCTCGAAACATGTCGCGAAAAACATATATAATAAACCAAAAACCCATAATATCGACGAAAATGATATAGCTTAAAAAGAATACTTTCAACATGTTCAACATAATTGAATAAAAATATGTTTTACGAAATTGTTCAATTTTACAATGTCAATCTTTCGTATTCGATCCAAAAATGTGCAATTAATCCTTCCCGAAGAATTGGAAGAAATACAAGAGCATCTTTCTGACCTTTAACCATCATATTGATTGCATCCTTGTATTTTTTTTCTGCTGCTTCATAGTGTGATTGAATATGAAGATTAATAAAACGTTCATGATATATGAGTCCGATTTTGAAGACGATTTCTGCACGCAAATATGTAGACAATTCTTCATCGTCTTCAAGTGCAAGACGATAATAGTTGTGTGCTGCATTAAACTCCTTTTTTTGATGAAGAAACCATCCGTAGTAGAGACACGCTCTTTTGGATCCGAGTTCGATGGCTTTTGTAAATAAATCTGGACCTCGAGAGTCATTGAGTTTAACACACACCTCAGCGAAGTAACAGTATGTATCTGGATCAGGTTTGAGCTGCACTGTCCTTTCATAATATTCTGCAGATTGGTGATAATATTCTGTCGCTTCTTCATAATTTTCGAAATCTTTCTCAAAGTTACCGAGACGGTCGAAAATATTCGCTAATGCTCGACAAACTGTGTCGCATGGTTCAAGCCCTAAATAGATATCCTTTGCTTTATGAAATTTATTGATCGCTTCTGCGTCATCAAACGTAAGCATAGCATCAAAGCAAAGAAAAGAAGCACGATCCATGATTTAATAAAAATATATCAATATATCGATGTTCAATTTTATACAAATGTGCATAATGCGGCCAAAAGTGGTATAATAACAAACACTGTATAGAAAATTACATGAATATGAAAATTAAAATGAAAACGAACAAAGATTGTATTGTCCATTTTGGAGATTTGGTGCATTATGAAGGTAGGATAATAAAAATGTATGAATATATAATAGTTCAATTTTATGGGAAATTTTTATTATGTACCGCCCAGAATTCGACAATGGAACCGCTCCGAAGAATGGAAAGCAGTTCTTCTGCGTCTTTGTAATCCTTGACTAATTCCAAACATTGTAGATAGTTTGATTCTGCATTGTGAAAGTGTGTTTCATAGTGTTCGGTAATGAAACGTTCATGATATAGCATGCCGATGTTGGAGAGAATGTTTACTCGTGTGGCAATAGTAATATCAGGATCTTGGTTGAGTGCAATCCGATAATAAAAGAGAGCGTTGTGAAATTGCTTTTGTCCGTGTAGTTGCCAGCCGTAGTTCACAAGTGCCTTTTTGGATCCGAGTTCAATCGCCTCGAGGAATAACTCCTCGGATTTTTTATAATCCTTTATTTTGTAGCAAAGCTTACCGTAATTGAAGAATGCAGATGCAGATGGATATGTCTTGATGAGAATTTCATATATTTCCTCTGCGTCATCATAGCTCTCCAGTTTAACGAGGAGACACGCGAGATTGTTGTACACTTTTTCACATGGTTCAAGTGCCATATATGCGTCCTTTGCTTGATGAAGTAAGTAGTGTTTGTCGGGAGTTTGAAGAGCGAACATGTGAAGATCGTAAGCGTGTGCGAAGTCCATTTTGATGAAATAAAAATATAGATTATTAATCATTTCAATTTTACCAAACAAATGAGTCGTCAATGAGTCGCTTCAAAATAACATTCAAACAGGTCTCATCATATTTCCCCTTGACTTTTTCTTTGTATTCTTCATCTGATACATATCTATAAAATTTCCAACATCGAAGTTCAATCAAACATTTACCAAAATTTGCATTAAAGACACCACTAGCATTTTCATCACTTTTTTGTATATAACGAATCATTAATGCTTTACCAATATTACATCTACCACCAAAAGGACTTTTTATATAATAAATTTCTCCTGGAATCAAATTCCACCCGTCAATTTCCTCAAACATTATTTGAATAGAGAGAGTAATAATAAGAATATTCAATTTTCTGGAAAGAGAATACGTAGATGTTGAAGTTGAGTGATAGAAAGAGAAATATTTTTATTGTGTAAAACAAGAGTATTATTAAGAATAGAACAAGAAGGAGATTCAAAAAAATCAATATCAATATCATCAATCTTGCCATCTCTTAAAACACCATTCCAAAGAGAGATATAAAAAATGTTGTTGGCAGGACTAAAAGAAACAAAGCAATGATTAGTTTCAATAGAGTCAAGATAATTCATTAAAAATATATAGGAAAAGATTTTAAATGTTTTTATTCATAGCTGATAGGAATCTCGGCCGGAGGAAGATTATCACGTCGCCACTCGAGCTGAATGATGCCATTGTCTCGACGATCAAGGTAGCAATCGGCAGCCCAAGCTTTGAGACCTTCCTCGATAAGAGTTTGATTGTGAAAGTCATCCTTGAACCGATTCCTATAATCCATATATTCGTGTTTCTGTGCGGCATTCATAGCCCTAAATTCCCGTCGCATGCGTCGTCGTGTCTCCTTGATTTCGCGGCAAAGAGCCTGCTGCTTGTAGTAGTGATTGATGTAAACGGGAGGTGCAAACTGTCGGACCCGAGGTTCCCAAAAGCGTAGAATGTGTTGAATAGTATCCTTGTCCTGAGCGGAGTAAACGGCGTCAAACATTTCGTCAAAGGTGGGCATGATGTCTACAGTAATAAAATAAATAAAGAAGGTTTCAATTTTTATCGAATGTAAGGGCAAAGTTCAGAAGGAGTAATAGAGAAAATACGGCAAATAACCTGAGCTTGATGTTGAGTAATAGGTTCACACCAACCGTCACGATCAATAGGAGTATAGTGAATAACATAATCGAGTAGGCCATTAGAATCAATGTATTGCACAATGAAAGGGATAGAGAACAAATTTTTTTCAGCCCCATCAACATTAAGAAGAAAGAAGTCGCCGCGTTGATGAGAGAAGTAGAGAGAAGGCATAAATTCAGGCTCCATAAGTTTTAGAACATATTGAGCTTCAAGAAGAGAAAGAGTATATGGAGTAGTACCGTCCAACAAGAAATAAGATTTGCCTGCATCATCTTCTTCAATATCTAACCCATAAAGAGAGAAGTTACTAAAGCTAGGAGGATTGCCATCTAAAAAAGTATATTTAAGAGTGCCCCGAACAGTCCTAACAGAATGAGAAAGAATAATAATATCATCACCGCGTCTATAAGCCCCATCATGTTGTCTAATTTTATTTCTAATATCAAGAAGAGAATCAATAGTAATATTATCAAAGAGAGAACAAAGAGAGATCTCAGCGGATTGGTCCATTTCTTAGAATAAGAATATACAATAAACCTATATCAATTTTCCATACTCATTTCTGGATTTTCCGACTCATTTCTAGGCGTCCCTGCTGCAATACAAATAGAAGTAAAAATAGAAGTAATGAGTAAAAATAGAAGAAATCAGGAATGTAGTATAAAATTAAATGGTTGAAAAATATGCAAAAATCATTAATGTTAAGGTCCTGTGTCTCTAAATATTTTTGAAATAAGAAAAATAAAAAAATAGAAATCTATAAAATTAATTCAAATGAAAATATGCAAAAAGAGTTAAATAATGTCTCCGTTCTCTCTAAATATTTTTGAATTAAAATTTTTAGAGAGAAAGAAAAAATAAAAAATAAAAAAGTTGGGTCCGCCGACCCTTTTACTTTTTTATGGGTCGTAATTATCGTCCGAATCGTCGGATTCGATGTCTGTGATGTCGTTGATGTCGTTGATGTCGTTGATGTCGTTTACGTTGTTGATGTCATTGATGTTGTTGATGTTGATGTTGTTGATATGGTGGATGAAGTCGGTCTGGTTGTTGTCAAGAATATAAGTCTCCGGAAACCAAGTGACGGTGAGGTTCTCGTCCAAGATCATAGTACCAACCAAAAGGTTGTCGAAGAATATGCCCCGTCGCCCTTCAATGCCGATTTCTCTGCAACTGTAACCGACCCCAGCACATTCCCAGTAGAAAGAGCCGTCGTCCTGTAGCTGCCACATCATACACTCGTTGCCGTCGCCGTCGAAGTAGAGCGTGAAGAGATTGCCGTTAGCGTCAGGATACCAATGCCATCCGTTGGTGTCGATGACGGGTTGAATCGTTTCAGCAATAGGTGTAACCGGATCGTCCCAAGTGATTTCATCCAACATCTCGTAATGCATTTGCTCGTAGTTCATTTGTGTTTTGTCTGTCTAATCATTTTTCTTGAAATAATTATGGTTCAATTTTAAAGAGAACAGGACGAGGAGGGAAGCGGCCGCCAATGCACCAAACATAAACCTGTTTGAAGTCGGGGCCGAAGGCGATAGTTTTGTTGGTGTGATCAATCGTGTAGATGTGCGTGCAAATAAAGTTTGCAGCCTTATCCCAGGCCTCAGTCTTGCCATCCTTTTCAACCATAATATAATGTTTGGATTCAACGCAGTTGCCGTGAACGAAAAGAGCTGCATCTTCACCAGGAATAGCGTAATACATTTTGACAACTTTGGTCTAATATAAATCTCGAAAGTTCAATTTTATAATAAAAAGTGGCCCGCCTGGCCTTTCCTTTTTATTTACCATTCGGCGTTATCTGCGTCCATGATGCCCGCATCCACGCTTGATTTATATGTCCATGTGCCGTTGTAGGTCGCCGTGATGCAGCCAAACTCCTCGATACTGTAGATTGATTTACCACACAACGCTGCAAGAGATGCTACGCAGTCACCGTGGGAGATAACAGTGACTTCACTAACCTTTCGTCGCCGACACCAATCGCCGATCCGAGCAAGTGACGCCTTGTATCGTAAGTCAGCATCGCCGCCAAGACCGCGTGACTCCTCGAGAATCTCTGGTGGGTCAAGCCGAATAAAGTTCTGTGTAAGTGTCCGAACAGCGTCGTCGTCTAGAACGTCGAACTCACTAACGGGGCGTTTCAAAACCCTTGGATGCCGAACCTCGCCGAGATCTCCGTCGATGATGATGACCCCGCCGTTAGCCTTTTGAACCTCGACGGCCGTTTGGATGCAACGCCACAAGTCGGAACACCAGATGTATTGAGTTGGTTTGGTACCCTTTTCGCGAATTCGCATGATGCCTGCAGGAGAGAGTGGTGTGTCATGTATACGAGTTACGCTAGCCTGTACTACTGGATCAGGGTCGCCGTCAGCACGAAGAGAATGGCGATGAAGAGTGATGTCAACCGAAGCCGAAGTGGAAGCAGAAGTGGAGGTCATAGTTCGCTGCATTTGTGCTATAAATGTTCAAATTAAAAAGGGTTCAATTTTTATTAGTATTGTCTTAAAGTAATATAATGAAGTATTTAGGAGGAAAACAAAGAATAGGAAAACACATTGCAGCGTATCTAGAGAAGTTCATAGAAACGAATGGATTAAAGGGTGTCAAATACTTAGAACCATTTTGCGGATCGTTGGGCGTATTAAAGCACATGACGGATCACGATGTAGTAGCTAACGATTATCACAGTGATTTGATTGAAATGTGGAAAACCGTACAGAAGGGTGAATTGGTCTATCCAGAAAGTGTGAGTGAGGATGAATATAATGCAGCAAAAGAGCTGAAGAGTCCATCGGCAATGAAAGCATTTATAGGGTTTGGAATGAGTTTTGGTGGGCGATATTTTGGTGCGTATGCTCATAAGTATTTGGGAAATAAGAAGGAAGATTTCTGCAAGGAGATGCGAAATAGTTTAGAGAGAATACGTCCTAAAATAAAGAATGTAAAGTTTATGAATAAGGATTATCGTGATTTGCAACCAGAAGGATGTTTTATCTATTGTGATCCGCCCTATAGAGAGACAAAGTATCCAATCAAATATCGTAGAGGAATTAAGGATTATGATGTGTTTGATAGTGAAGAGTTCTGGAATGTAATAAGAAAATGGTCTAAAAAGAATACGGTCATTGTCTCAGAGACAACTGCTCCGCCGGATTTTAAAGAGATCTGGACATCAGATCAAGTAAGATCAGCATCGCGTAGCAAGAACACGCCGAAGACAAACGCAGTAGAGAAGCTATTTATAATCCGAGACACTTAGCCAGTAAATGCTTGGTATGGGTGCCACAGCAGTTTGGGCATTCATACTCGCCGTTTTCAGCCTTGACCAGTTCGATATCAGCGTGCGTGAGATTGTGGCCAGACAAGGCGTATTTGGAACGAGTTACGAAGTCACATGTCTTGCATGCGAACGATGGGGCGGTGTGGTTGAATTTGACGTGGCTGTCTCTGTGGGTGGAGTATGTGAAGAGTTGGTCACAATGAGGGCATGCGTGTTTGAACGCAGTCTTGTGTTTGTCTACCATAAAGTCGAGTGGGTGAGTGTCTTTCATGTGCATAGAGATGGTGTTGGGCTTACCGGTCTTGTCGCAGTACTTGCACTTGCGGATGCAGTTGGGGTTGCAGATCAGGAACGTCTTCTTGACCCATCCACCTCCAGGCTTGTGAAGGCTATACTCGTGGGACACAAAGGACGACCCCTCCTGTTTGCAGGTGTAGCATCGCATTTGATTTTTCCAGCTTGTTTAAAACTGAAAAATCAAAAAAAAAAGATTTCAATTTTCAAATAAAAAGTGGCCCGAAGGCCTTGCTTTTTATTGTCGCCACCGTCGTCGCTCCACCCGTCGTCGCTCGCCGCCTTACATCGCCCTGAGTGCCGCCTCGTCCCCGAAGATGAACGCGTCGTTCTCCCGTTCCGTCTTTGCCTCCCACTCTGCTAATGCTGCCTCCTGCATCTCCAGTCGCTGCCGCTTGCCGTACTCCGTCTCCTCCTGTAGTGACTCACGTTCCCGCTTTTCGATGTCCTTCATCATGAGATAGTTGTCGACCGTCATGCCCGCCTCTTTCGCCCGTCGTAGGTGCTCCTCCGAATTTGCGTCGTTCTCCGCGAATGACACGCACCGCTTTTGAAGTGCTGCCCGCTCAGCCTTGCGTCGCTCAGCCGAGTTGAGCTTGATCGATCGTTTCTCCTGGATCTCGCCATCCTCAAGCTTTGGCGAGATGACGCCCTCGAACACGACCGACTCGACCAACTTGGAGAACGCCGGAGTCTTGGAGAAGGCGATGACATCAGCTCGCTCCTTAGCCGTGGCGGTATCCGACGTCGTCACCTCAGGCTTGGCCTCTCGAGGGAGGATACGAGGCGTGGTCTTGACCTCAGGCTGAGGCTTGTCCTTGTTGATCCGGACCTGCCAGTAGTAGTCGGTGCCCCGCTTGGTCTCGTAGATGATGCGTGCTGACCCGTACTGCTCGATCTCGTCGACAAACCGCCAGACACGGCTGTGGCGAGCTGGGTTGAGTGTGATCCAGAAGAGCTTGAACGGCTTTCCGGTGACGCGATCCTGTTTGGTGGTCTCCATGATCTGGGTGACCTCGTTGTCGAAGACCGTGTCGAAGACGTCTTTGACCGTTGCAGTAGTGACGTGGCCGAGCGTGTAGGAGATGAAGAGCTTGACGTGGGTGACAGGAGCCGAAGGAGTTGAGCCGGAAACGTAGAAGTTAGCCATGAGATTTGAGCGTTGAGAACTAAGACTTTCGTCTGATGCAGGTTTCTTAGAATAAAAAAAACGGTTCAATTTTTGTATTCGCTAAGATACAATCGGTTCAGAACTTGGCACGGCAAGTGGTGTTAGTGATGTTATAGACCTTGATACCGTAATGTGCGTAGATCTCGGGGTTGATGTGGATTGGTTTGAGGACCCAGACGTAGGTTTTGCCGCCTTTGACTAAGATTTCGTGGACCACGTTATCTTGGTAAAGCGAGTTGAAGACATTGGCCACCGCCTCGGGAGTAAAGTCTGTGGCACAGATGAACAACATCGGGTTAATATAGACAACTACTTAAGAAATGGTTCAATTTTCAAAGGAACGACATTCAAATAAAAAGGCCCCGCCCTCCACCGTCGTCGCTTCCACCCGTCGCTCCAAGCTCCTAGTTGTCCATCGCATTCTCATCAGCCCGCACCAGTTGTGGAATCGGGTAGAATACGAAGGGCGGCCGCACGTCGATCTGCATAGGTGTCAATACAATTGGTTCGTCTAATACCGCCGCCTTCCGCTTATACCTCGTGTCGATGTCCATAGCTACCGGTCCCTCCATCTCGATCCTAGCACGTTTGATTGGGCGTTCGTAGTTCATTCTCTCCTCTACAGTTTCAGTAGAGTGGCTCTTTTGGTTCAATTTTAATAAAAAGTGGCCCGCCTGGCCTTGCTTTTTATTTACGCCTTTTGCCGAGTGCAGTGTTCGCCGTGGCGTTTGCCGCTAGTTAACCTACAGAAAGCACAGCAGTGTGCCATGTCTTCAGCAGTGAAGTGAGGGGGCGGGTTAGGATGGATCTGGAACTTCTTGCAGCCCACGCAGCAGGGGCGAACCGTGTGTACCTTAGCGATTGGAGGTGGACGAGGAGCCGATGCAGTTGCAGGCCGAGTGAAGGGGAGCAGTTGCTTGAGAGCGGGCTTTGGTGTTGCCTTTTTCTTTTTCTGTACAGCCCAGAGCGGCTCCAAGATCTCCTTGACGTCCGACTTGATCTTCGCCGCCGTCGTCGTTGCCACGAGCTTCTCCATGTAGATCCGATCCTTCTCCGCGATGATGGCGATGCAAGCTGCGATTCCCTCGTCCGTCCAGAGATGTGCCCAGCGAAAGTAGCCGTTATCGTTTGCCCAGGACATGGTTTGAAAGCGGTTTGAGAGTTGGTTTGACTTGCGTCGATAAGGTCGTCTTGACTGCCCCAAACGTTTCAATTTTAATAAAAAGGGTCGCCGCCCGATTTATTTCGCCAAGTCCTTAAGCTCCCGTCCGCTCCAGCCGCTTCCACCGTCGTCGCTCCCGTCGTCGCTCCCGACTTACCTCTTGTCGCTGTTCCACTCCACCTCGTCGCCGTCGACCGTACCCAGGATGGTGCCGTCCTTACTGCACACGAACTTGTGGTTTCGGATGAAGTAGTCCACCCCGTCGATCTCCACCTCCTCGTCGTCGTTCTCCTCGTCCTCCTCGAATCCCGCCGCTAGCTCCTCGAGGTCGATCTCTGGCACAGTGGCATTGAACGCCTTGGTTGGCTTGGACTGCGGCTCGTCTTCGCTGTCGGATTCCACTTTCGCCTTTTTCTTAGGCTTCTCCGCCTTGGGCTCTTTAGCAGCCTTCTCCTTGGGCTCCTTGGCAGCCTTCGTCTTTTCCTTGGGTTCCTTGGCAGCCTTCGCCTTCTCCTTGGGTTCCTTGGCAGCCTTCTCCGCCTTGGCCTTGGGATCCTTGGTAGCCTTGGCCTTCGCCTTGGGAGCTTCTTCCTCGCTCTCGGACTCGGGTACCTTGGTCGCCTTCTTCTTCGGCTTCTCCGTCTCGGACTCTGACGCAGCTGGCGACGCCTTGGGAGATGCCTTCTTCTTCGGCTTCTCCGTCTCGGACTCTGACGCAGCTGGCGACGCCTTGGGAGATGCCTTGGGAGATGCCTTGGGAGATGCCTTGGGCGATGCCTTCTTAGGAGGGGGTGTCTCTTCCTCGCTCTCAGACTCCGGTTCCGGCTCTGGGACCTTCGCCTTCTTCGCCTTCTTCGGCTTCTCCGTCTCGGACTCTGACGCAGCCGGCGACGCCTTCTTCGCCTTCGCCTTAGGCTCTTCCGAGTCCGAGTCAGCCTTCTTCGCCTTACGCTTCGGCTTGACGGTGTCCTCGTCAACCACGCTGTCTTCCGACTTGGCCGGCCGGCCCTTGCGACGCTTGGGGAGTTCGCGGCACATGAGCTGCTCGGCCGGGATCTCGATGCTAACACCTGCCGCTGCAAGCTTAGCATAGACCTCGGAGAGCGTCATCTTGTGACCCTTCATCCACTCGCCGAAGGTGATCGGTGCGAAGCGTTCGTCCTCGATGTTAGCGTTGCGTGACTCGACATCTCCGAACTCGAGCTCCTTGGCTTCGCCCTCCTTGTCGACCGAGCAAGTCTTGCAGTAGTAGGTGTCCTCGGAGATCTTGCCGCAGCAGGGTGTGTATAGACCGCCGTTCTTTTTGATGGCGGAGCAGCCGGTGTAGTTGATGTATTCGGGCAAGTAGGGGAGTGTTACCTTGGAACGCCGGACGTTGTCGTAGGGAACCTTGAAGCCGAGCTTGTTGATGTTAGCCTCCTTCGCCATCATACGCCCCCACATCAGGGTTTCGATCTCCGACGGTTGGATGGCCTTTTCGTCGAAGATTTCCGCGTAGATGATGGCGAACTGGGCGAGCGAGTGGCGAGCGAAGACTTCGAGAGACATTGTTGACGTTTGGAGAGCTTTTGAAGGCTTTGAGTGTTAACTCAGATGTAGGTTCTCTAATGCGCCCAAAACGGTTCAATTTTTACAGAACTGCTTCCAACGCAAGTTCTGAAACGTACAAGTCCAAATAAAAAGTGGCCCGCCTGGCCTTGCTTTTTATTTACTTACCCGTGTTGCCGAGCTTTCGGCTCATCTGCCAGTTGCTCGCCAAGACCGCCATCGTCGCCCGCATATCGTCGTCCATGTTCATCCATGCCTCGTACGCTGCTGCCTGCTTGTCCTGATCGACCTCATCCAGCTCCCCTTCGTCGTCCAACAACTCCAACTCCTCAACCGCCGTCAGCTCACCAGTGACCTCCAGCTCCCCGTTGAAGTCATCTAGCAGCTCCTCCGCCATACTGCACAGTGCGTCGCCCTCTTCCGTGAAGAACTCCTCTGCCTCCAGCTCTAGCTCGATGTTCAAGTCCTTGGTTGCCTTTGCCAGCTGCTTCTTGTTGATTCCGAAGTCCTTCACCCGCTGGGCGAGATAGTCGTTGAGCCCCTTGTAGTCCGCCTTCTCGATGACACCCGCCTTCAGAGCACGCTTCACCGTGACGACCGCCTCGGCGATGGACGCGGGGGATTCGTTGAAGAGAGGCATGTTGCTTTGAGGTTCTTTGGTTTGACTTGCGTCGATAAGGTTGTCTAGAACGCCCGATTCGGATCAATTTTAATAAAAAAGTGCCCCGCCCTCCACCGTAGTCGCTCCGTCGCTTAGACCGCCATCAACTCGTTCGCCCGCTCGAAGACCTCCTCGTCGTCCATGTATTCCACCGCTTCCGCCGCGTTGATCCCGTCGTGCACGTCCACGCCTAGCTTATCGCCGATAGCCTCGAGGAGAGCCTGAAGTCCCGCGTAGGTTCCGTCGAAGTCGTTCTCCGCCTCTGCGTGCTCCACGATACGAGTTGCCTCCGCGACATGGTATGGCACACAGTCGAGGTGCATCTCCAGTGCCGTCATGCGTTCGCACGGGACCCCCACAAGAGTCTCGGCGATGCGGAGGTGTTGAGCGATGAAGCGTTCGAGAGCCATTGAAGTTGCTTTGACTGGGTAGTCGATAAGGTTGTCTAGAATGGCCGAAACAGCTCAATTTTAGTCCCACACGGCCCGCCGCCTCGTCGAGGCCTTCAAACGCCAAGTCCGGAAACGGCTAAAACTTCGAGAAATGACCAAAACTTCGAGATTTAGTGAAAACTTCAAAAAATAGCCAAAACTTCGATTTCAGACTCAATTGTTATTTTGAAAACTTCGAGAAATGGTAAAAACTTCAAGATTTGATGAAAACTTCGAGAAATAGGCTCAACCGGGTCAAAGTTCGAAAAACGGCTAAAACTTCGAGAAATAGCCAAAACTTCGAGATTTGATGAAAACTTCGAGAAATGGCTACACGAGGCCTTGTGGACTTAGAGCCGTAGCCCGCTCAGCCGCTGCCAGCCGGCCTGAAATTGAACCGGCCTAAATTAGACCCCCTGTAGCATCCAACCCAGCCACAAAGCCAGCTATGAACCTCCTCCCATGCGAGATCCAGGACTACATCTACTCGTTCGACGGCCGCTACAAGAGGATCATGTCTGCATGCTTTAAGCGTATCAAGCAGCGTCGGTATACCAAAGTGGGTAATGACCACCACGAGTTCAGTAAGTATCGGAATCAGCGTCAGTATGACCTTGAGGTTCAACTGCGTGTTGCCATGTACCGGTCTCGCATGATCCAGAGAGACCCTGAGGACCCCGGTCTTGGTGCCCACATTCGCGGCGTAACAACTCACCTGCGTAAGCCGCAGACGTCTTACGTCTTCAAGGACGCCCTCGGCGTATACATACTAGGTATGGTGAACGAGACCATCGTTGTCGACGGGAGGTCCTATGTATGTACGGATAAGACTTTCGGCGTTGCAAGATACGACGGCAGGCGTGAAGCTCATGGCACAGAGACAGTTGTCAAGCAGATCCGTCTCACGATGAGTGAAGGCGATGTGGCCAAGAATGGCGTTCGTCAGGAAGTCTTTCGCAAGATCATTGCCCCTCATTGGAAGGAGGGGTATGATTGGGATAGACACGCTCGTCATCCTCCTGCATCTCTTGAAGCGGCAACGGAGAGGTTCTCGCGTCTTAAATCTCCTGGTAAATACAGAACCTGCGGTAATACATACACGGTT